GTATTTGTTTGGTTTAGGTTTGTTTACAGGACTAACTTGGTTTACAGTTGACATCTCTAAGCTGTCATGACTAGTTCTTAACTTAGTCTTGTGTCCTTGTCGTTTAATTTCTTTATCGAATCTAGCATGTTCTTCCGGAGCGAAAGGCATAAAGAATGGGTGCTTACCGATATTATCGGTAGCGGCAACGTTACGATCTCCTGCGGCCAGCCCCATACCTAAACGATATACGCCATAGAAGTCGCTTGGCAATGTTTCTACGCTAAATGCTCCGGGCATAGCGGCATTGGCTTCGTCGGATAATTCACCGCGTTTACTTCCGTATTCTGTATTACTTTGATGAAGTCTATGTGTATCGCGAGCATCTACACCGTCAGGAACACCAAGTTTTCCACTCTTAAATGTCTTAGTTTTGTAAGGCTTATGCGGCTGAGTTTTCTTGCCTTTCTGTTCAGCTTGGGCCGGTGTTTCGTATTGCTCTACAATAAATTCTTTAGCTCGCATTTTAGATTCCGTATTTGTTCTTTTTAGGTTGAGCTACTGGACTTACTGGATTTCCACCTTTTGCTTCTTTACTCTTGGAAAATTTACTAATATGTTGCCCGTCTGTAGGTACAGTTTTCATTGCACCTCGGATCATGTTATCTTCCTCCTGAGTCATTGGGTGCATAGTGTTATATTTTTCAAACCAAGTTTCTTCAGCACTGTCGATTGGATGAGCACCTTTACCATCATGCATGGCCATAGCCATCATCATACGGTTCATATGATACACACGATCATAACCGCCGACGTCACGGCTACGACTTACACCTTTCATAGTGCTATCATGATCAGTATGCAATTCAGTAGTATGCCCTGTTCCAGCATTTGGATGCCCTTCAGATACAAAATCTCGTGCTCTCATTTCTCTTATTACCTTATTAGCATATTTAATCGAATTTGATTCTTCTGCTACAGCTTTTTCTTTCTTGGCTCGTTTAACTTTTTCTGGGTTCGCACCACAAGCTTCTACAACAGCATCAAAGTAGCTTACACCATTAACTCTTAAGCTAGGATCTACTCCTGCCAGTTTATAAAATGTTTGCTCATCTCCAGCTCTAGCGGCTTTGCGTAGCTCAGTGGCACTCATTACTCTTGGGCTAGCCACATGAACGATTTTTGCAAAATTGTAGTAACCGTGTGTAGCTTGCTTGCCGTTATAGTCATTTAATAATTTGCCACTCCATTGCCAGTCTTGTGCATCAGTAACGTAGGCAATAGTAGCACCTTCACCTACTTGTTCAAATATTTTACTGGCCAGTGTTAATACACTAGTTTCGCCCAGCAAATGACCTTCTAATTCTGGGTCGATAGCTTTCATCCATGCTGATTTAACATCAAACGGTAATGGATCGTTTGGACCAACTGTAGCGGGATTAGTACCAACAAACCATTCTTGCCCAGCCGATTTAACAGCGTTCCATACTTGAGCATGTCCTTGATGTGCTGGATTAAAACGTCCAAAACAAAAAGCTACGCTAGCCTGTTTACTTTCAAATAATTGTCTTAATCTCATTGTGGTGCTCCTACAGGCTTCTTACCAGGTGCCCAACTTGTAGGAACAATTTTAATATGTCCATACTTGTGATGTTTTTGTGCATAACGAACATGGCCTTCGCCGTGTGTATCCCAGATTTCTTTACGGGGATGCTGTTTAATTGCGGCATCTACAGTGTCTTTCATGTTTCTAATGCCTTTGATCAAATGGAATATAGCATCTAGACCACCAGGATGTGCCTGTATCATGGCAATAATATGTTCTTGCTTTTTAGCACTAATACCTTTCTGCGTCATCCAACCGGTAAAGTCATTAGCACCCAATTTATTAAAATCTACTTCTTGATTGGCATGTTTATTACTCATGGCATTGAAAAATGGATAGAACACACCATTCTTATCTGGGTCTGGTAAGCTACCGATAAATCCATCTATCACTGCCGCATGTTGATTTGTATATTCGATCATGTCGTCTACAGCACTGGTATCTAGCTCTGGAGCGGCATCTGTGTAGATAGGACCTTGTACAATTAATCCAGGTGTCTGGTTAAATTCGTCAAAACTGTCTTTAGGAACTTGTTCACGATCACCGGCACCAAAGCTAGGAAATTCTGCATGACCGACTACCATTACATTTGCTCTACCAATGCGTTGTCCAAGTTCACTGCCTGCGTCTACATGATAAGTTGTATCCGACAATGGGTTAGGACTAAACTCCCATACACCTTGCGGATACTCTTTAGTTGGAGGAGTTAGTTTCTTGGGATTAGTAGGTTCAACACCAAACAAATTGTCAGCATATACAAAGCCAACAAAGTCTTTAGGAGTAGCGGCATCGAATAATGGATATAAGTTACTGAAATTTGTAGCAAACTGTTTACGCTTTTCCATTTCTTCTGGAGTTTTCATATTGCCGCTTTTGTTTACAATAAAATCGTAAACATCATGTGGGCTTTCGCTTTTAACACCTTTACTCCACTGGTTATGTCCTGCTAGAATTAGTGGACCACCTTTCTTCTCGCGTCCCCAATATACTTGAGGATTACCGTCCCACTTGCGGCGAACTGTAGTTTTACCACTTTTCTCACTGGCAATTTCTTTAAAGTGGTTGAGTGCTTCCAGTGTGCCAGCGGCACCTTTAAAAAATACCAAATGTTCAGGATGATTGAATGGACGGCCGTACTTTTCCATACCGTCGTCTGTACTGGCTGGCTTTGCTTTTGCTTCGTAAAGGAATAGTTCGCGTAAACGCACAATTAGTCCTTATATACGCCGTCTTGAATATGTTTTAAAGTTTCGGTGTGTAGCTTATTACATATTTCTGTGAAGGTATCTTCTTCTAGGTCATTTTCAAGTTCTCTAATGGGGAACTTTTCAATGTACATTTTATAGCTGTTTTTAACAGCTGGCTCAAAAATACTTTGTTTAGTGTCTTTATTGTGTTCAATACTGTCAATACAACGAGCAATCGCTGGATATGTGTGACGACGATATGCGTGATCATCATTATGCATGAAATGCATCAAATCTTCGGCTAGATCAAAGTCAATTTCGCGCTTGTTGCCCTTCTGCGCAACAAATTTTGAATCATCGAAGTGCCTATCTTCTAGTAAGTCTCTCATTCGCATAGTTTAAACCCAAATTAATAAATCAGCAGAAATCTCTGCGGTTAGAGTATTTATCGCTTTAGCTTTTAACAATACGCTCTATTTTAGCAATAGTACCGCCGAGGTGCATCTTGGCCATGAGCAGGTTGTTATCACCCGTAATATAGAAGTGTGTACCGCCCCAACTGCGCTGTTTCCCCAAGTCTCTAACACAGCTCTTGGTTAATTTACACTTTTTATTACTGTTAGCCCAGTCAATGAATGCCGTGTTGGGCTGTACAGTTTTGCCCATAGTTACCCTAAATTCGTAAGACATTTTAGGCATTACTATTGTGTCTTCTGTTAAATTTATATTGGGATCAGGCCGACTAACATACTTTACCTTATTGGTATCCAGCGCAACTAACTTATCTATGTCTGCTTTGCTACTAGAATAGATAGTGATCCACGGACTTTCAACACGAATTTCGTACGGTGAGCAGGCCAACAATGTACTGGCCAAATTAAACGTATAGGCTAATTCGTCCTGTGTTTTAATCAGTGTTGAATAGCGCCACGTTGTAGATTTTTTCTGATTTTGATGTAGATCAATTAGTTTTAGTTCTTCAAAAATTCTATCCATGTCTCGGTTTCTAAACCAAGACGCACCAGCACATATCAACACTATTTTGTATTGATACGTGCCTCTGAATAACTTTCTTGTAGTTTTATACTCCATCGTCCATTTCAACTAAACTAATTGTACTGTCTGATAACAGTGGAACTTTGGGTTCCTTTGGAACAGCAACAATCATCAACTGATCGTTATCTACTGTGATGTTAGCGATACCGCCGCCCTTTAAAGAACCAAACAGCATAAACTTGGCAAGACTGCGCTTGATTTCTTTGTCAATAACACGTTGTAGCGGACGAGCACCCATCTTAGGATCAAAACCCTTGACAATCAGCCATTCAACAGCTTCTTTGTTTAGTTTGATCTTGACACCTTTGTCTTTGACTTGTGCTTTAAGTTCGTCAACAAACTTGTTAACAACCTTAGCCATGGACTCTTTGCTCAACTTGTTGAATGTCATAATGCCATCCAAACGATTACGGAATTCAGGAGTAAAAAACTTCTTTAAATCTTTGTCGCTGTACTCGCGGTCTTGACTGCCAAATCCAATTGTATTCTTTTCAGCATCCTGCGCACCAGCATTAGTTGTAAGAATCAATATTAAATTGCGACAGTCTGCACGTTTACCATTTGACCCAGTAATAAAGCCATTGTCCATGATCTGTAGCAACACAGTTGTTACATCAGGATGTGACTTTTCTACTTCGTCAAACAATAGTACAGCATTTGGATTTTCTTGAATCTGTGTAATCAATAATCCGGCGTTCTCTTCGAACCCAACATAACCCGGAGGGCTACCAATTAGCTTGGAGATGCTATGCTTCTCCTGGTACTCTGACATGTCAAAGCGTAGTAGCTTGACACCCAAGTGCTTGGCCAGCGCCTTGGCAGTTTCGGTCTTACCGCAACCAGTTGGCCCCATGAATACAAAACTTCCAATAGGCTTATTCTCAGATTTTAAACCAGCTTGTGCAACCATGATCTTGTCCACAACTTCTGTAACTGCAAGATCTTGTCCAAACACTTCTGCTTGCAAGTTATCTTGTAGTGTAGCAAGATTGCTAGACTCAGTTTCCATGATCTTTTCTTCAGGCATCTGAATCATCTTGGCCAGTTCATATTGAATTTCACGTTCTCCGATTACACGATCTTCTGCTAATTTCAAGTTAAATCGTGAACAAGCAACATCGATCAAGTCAATGGCTTTGTCTGGAAGCTTCTTGTCTGTTTGATACTTGACTGACAATTTAACAGCCGCTTGGATAGCGTCATTACGGATCTTGACATTGTGGAATCCTTCGTAGTATTTTTTAATACCTTGTAGGATACTGATACTCATTTCTTGTGTAGGCTCGTCAACAGTAATGCGTTGGAAGCGGCGCATTAGGGCACGATCTTTTTCAAAGTGCTTGCGATATTCTTCCCAAGTAGTACTGGCCACAACCTTGATGTTGCCTTTGCTTAGAGCAGGTTTCATCATGTTGGCAAGATCGTTGGCACTATTGCTAGCTGAACCAGCACCAGAGATCATGTGTGCTTCGTCAATGAACAGCACAGTTTTACCTTTCTTTTGCAATGCTTTGATAACATGTTTGAAACGTTCTTCAAAGTCACCGCGATATTTAGAACCAGCCAGCATAGCTGAAATATCTAAACTATACACTTTGTAATCCTTGAGGAAGTCTGGAACTGCACCATTAACAATATTAAACGCAAGACCTTCTGCTATGGCAGTTTTTCCTACGCCTGGATCACC